ATGCCGGCGCCGTTGAAGCCGCCATCGCCGGATGCGCCGCCATCGATCAATACGCCGGAATGCGAGTGCAGATAGGACTCGGTGATCACCTGGCCGGTCATCGTGTACTGACGCATCGCGTCGAGCTGATACGAGCCGATGGCGCGGCCGCTGGCGGGCCTGCCGCGCATGAACAGGCCGCGATCGTCGGGCAGCCTGAACGTCGTCGAGCCGTCGCCCAGGCCGTAGAGCGAACGGGTGTAGGTGTGCACCCCGCTCTGGCTGCCCGAGGTGTTGATCGCCGCGCCCTGCACATAGTTGGCTTCGCTGGTCGCGAGCCGGAAGGTGTTGACGTCGACGAAGATCACGAAATAGTCGCTCGTCGTATCCAGCCCGGTCGGCAGCGCGCCCGTCGTCGACAGGCGCAGACGCTCGCCGCCGGTGAAGCCATGGCCGGCCTTGGTGACGACACCCGGCGAGGCGATGGTGACGGTGAAGGTCTGGCCGGCGTAGCCCGGTCCGGTCACCAGCACGGCGAACAGCGCGGCGTATGTCGTGCGGCTGATCAGCGAGCCGTCGCGCGCCAGCCAGCCGGTCGGCGGCGTATCGGTGGGCCACCATTGCATCGAGCCGATCGGCAGGTTCGAGACGCCCGCGATCAGCGCGGAGAGAACCGTGCCGCCGAACGTCGTGCCCAGCGGCAGCTCGACGGTGTGCCCGGTGAGGTTGAACGTGGCCGGGATGGTGATGGTCGGATTGCCGGCGACGCCGTCGCCGTTGGTCACGCCGATCTTGTTGGTGGTGCCGGCGATCACCGACACGGTCGCCGAACTCGCGCCGGTGCGTGTGATCAGGCCGTTCGAGCTGAGCGCCTCGATCGCGTTGACGCCGACCGGCAGCTGGCCCATCGGCAGCCGGCTCGAAGCGTCGAGCGAGGCGACGCCGTTGGCGACGCCGCGATAGAGGTTGAACAAGGTCGCCGGCGTGACGCGCCGAACGGCGCCGCTGACGATGGCCGTCAGCCAGTCCGCCCCCGCGATCGCGCCGGCGATCGCCTTGTCGTTGAGCCGATTGGTCACGCCGCTTCGTCCCTCAGCGGACGGTCGTTTTCGTCGGTGAGGATCGCGTCGGCCTCGTCGGTGACGTAGCTGAACGCCACAACGCGCTCGGGATCGGTCAAAGCGCCGTCGATCACGAGCAGCTTCATCACCAGAACTCCTCGACCTCGACGACGGCCGCGCCGCCGAAGCCCCACACCGCGATGTGCGTGTCCATGCCATCGCGGTTGTCGATCGACACGAAGCGCTGGCCGTCCGTCGTGCGCAGACGATGGTCGTTGACCAGCGCGTCGACGCCGCTGTTGCCGAGGCGGTAGCGGATCTCGCCGGAGATCACGCGGAGCGCGATGACAATCGTCTTGGTGTTGAACTGCGTACCGGCGCGCGCGCTGACACCCGACCCGGGGCTGATCGTCTGCGCCGCGCCATCGACGGGGCGCAGATACGGCTGCGGGTTGCGGTTGACGTCGCGCGGCGCGGGCATGTCAGGCGTCGACCACCGACAGGGTGGGATCGAGCCGCAGCGAGCGCAGCTCGACGTCGTCGAACTTCGCGACCTCGTGCGTCTGCGGCGCTTGCGTCCACGTCACGCCGCAGCGCTCGTAGCCCTCGACCGTGGACGTCACGGCGATCTTCGGGACGCGCGCCTGGTCGCTGGTGGAAGGATCGATCTTGTCGTTCTTCGCCATGGTCTCACGCGCCCAGCATCTCGGGGATGATCACCACCTCGACGACGTCGAAGTTGATGTTGTCTGCGCCGTTGGCGAGGCGCTGGCGCTTGACCGCCTCCAGCGCCTTGGCGCGGTTGGCCGGGCCGGTGAACAGCTTGCGCGGCACGACGCCGGCCGGCTTGCCGTGGTCGAGCGTCACCGACATCATCGCGGCGATCGCGGCGTTGAGGTTGGTGTCGTCGAGCGTCTGCTTGCTGCCGTAGACCAGGTGCGGCAGGCCGTAGCCGATGCCGAAATTGCCGTTGGTGCCGTAGAGGAACTGGTCCTGCATGAAGACGCGATCGTCTTCCGGGTTTTCGCGCGCGACGAAGCGGTAGTCCTCGCGCACCGTGCGGATGATCGGCTTGATCAACTGGCTGTCGTCGACCAGCACCCACAGCGGCTGGCCGCCGCTGCCCTGGTAGTTCGACCAGGTGATGTCGGCGCCGTTCGCGTCCTTGCCGGGATGCGTCGTGCCGATGAACGCCACGCCGTCATAGCCCTTGGCCGTCAGCGCCGCCGCGAAGGCCGGCCACACGATGCTGTTGGGATGACGGCGCGCGTCGTTGCCCATCATCTGGAAGCGCGGCATGAACACGCCGTAGCGATCGTTGAGGATCGCCAGGCGCTCGACGCCGACCGTCTGCTCGTAGGGCTCGCTGGTGATCGCGTAGTCGCCGGCGCTCATCGAGTGGATGATGCGATCGCCGAGCCATTTGCGCAGGCCCGGCATCTCCCTCATCCAGCCGAAGGTCTCCTTCTTGTCGGTCGAGGGCACGTCGAAGGTGACGTACTTGTAGGTGTCGAGCGACGCGCCGGCCGCGAGGGAGGCGAAGCCCTGCTGGAAGGCGGTGCGGAAGCCGGTGTTGAGCGCCCGAAGGTTGGGCGTGTTGATCAGCATGGGGAGTGGCTCCTGTGGTCCGGGCTCAGCGGAAGTCGATCCAGACGCCCTGAGCGTCGACATCGAAGATCTTGCCGGCGGCGCTGCGCGTGCCGGTGCCGTCGGTCTTGGCGACCGTCTGGTTGTCGACGATGTAGGCGGTGGCGCCGATGTCGGCCTTGGCGATCAGGTCGCCGGCCGAGGAGTTGGCGAAGCGGAAGATGCCCTTGTTCGCCGTGCCGATGACGTCGCCGGCGGCGCCGGCGGTGTTGTCGTACTCGTCGGCGGCGATGCCCTGCGCCTTGAGGTTCAGCGCGGCCGTGCCGTTGACCATGTTGCCGGCGGCGTTGAGGCAGACCAGCGCGCCCTGCAGGATCTTCGTCGCGGCGGCGAGGCCGGCGGTGACGGACTTGCCGGTGCGCTCGGGAACGCCGCGGCCTTCGGTGATGGCGGCCATGTATCAGCCCTCCTTGCCGGTGGTGGCGCGCAATTCCGCCAGCTCGACGGCGCGCTCCTTCTTGAAATCGTCGGGGTTGATGTTGAGTGCGCGGCACATCGCGAGATCCGCGTCGCTCAGCTTCACCTCGCCCGTACCCGGCGGCTGTTGCTGCTGTTGCTCCTGGCCGGGCTTGATGATCTGCGGCGCGGTGCCGAGGAACGCCGTGAGCTTCGCCAGGTCGGACTTGCCGAGATCCTCCAGCCAGCCCTTCTGCGCCGGCGTCGCCTTGCCATCCTTGATCGCGCCCTCGACCAGGCGTCCGATCTCGGCGGTGCGCAGCGCGGCCAGCTCGCCGGTGACGGCGTTGTGCGTGGCGATCGGCACGAAGGCCGCGGGATCGACGCCCTTGGCCTGGATGGCGCCGACGAGCTGCGCGCCAGTCATCGCCGACAGCGCGACCAGGTCGACGCCGAGCGTCGTGCACAGCGCCGCGAGCTGCGCCTTCAGGTTGGTGGCGAGCGTGACGATCGCCGCCTCGTCCGCGTTCGGCGCGCCGAACAGCGCGCCGAGGATCTTCACGAGATCCATGGTCTTGACCTCTTTCTGTGGGGATGGAGACACCGAGAACAGCGCCGGCGCGTTGGCCAGAGCCGGATAGTTGGTCAACGCCGCGCGCACGACGGCGAGCACGACGCCGCTCTTGTCATGGGCCAGCACCGGCGAGAGGTAGCGGTACTCGCCCCTCTCGATGTGATCGCGCGCGCGCTCGTTCCAGCGCAGCAGCGCCCACACGCCGGGCTCGCCGTTGGGGCCGGCGTCGGCGAAGCGCTCGATCCAGCCCGAAGCCGGCGCCGGCTGGCCGTTCTTCGGCGCGTTGTCGAACTGATGCTCGTAGTCGATCACCGGCTCCAGGCCGGCGGCGAGCTGGCGCGACAGCGCGACCACCTTCGCCGGATCGACCTTGAACGGCCCGCGGCCATCGCGCGTGGCGTTGTCGCCGGGCGACAGCAGGCGCAGCCATTTCGGCGCCTTGCCCTCGACCAGGTCGAGCGCGATCGCGCCCAAGCTCGCCTGCCGCGCGCCCGCCGGCAGACCGGCGGACAGGGGCGCCAGATCGGAAAGCTTGAAGTCGAGGCCGCGCTTCGTCAGCATGGCGGGACCGTAGAGCCGCCCGCCGATCCGTTTCAGGACGGCCCGGGCCGCCCTGAAGGCCTCCCGCCACCCGTCCCGACCTGGCTCCCTTGGTCCACCCCTGGCCAGGCCGCCGAATCATGGCCCCGGCCGCCCCGAAATCCGCCTTTCCGGCCGCCCGGCCGGTCCCGGGCCGCCCCGAGGGGGCGGTCGGGCGGCCAATTGCCCCGCCAAGGCCCCTAGGAGCTTTAGAAAATGCTTTCGAAAAAATCCGGGGAGGGCGAGGGCTTCCCGGACGTACGGCTCACGGGCGGCCATTTAAATCGGTCCAGGCCCGTTGGGCGGGGCTGCCGGGGTCTGGACGGCCGCCAATAACCGGGCAAGAGTGTGCCGGACTGCTACCGGGAGGGAGTCCATGGCTCAAAAGCAGTTGACCCCGAAGGAATGGATCCAAGGGCTACTCGGCCTGGTCATCTTGGCCGGGATCGGCTGGGGCGCCTGGTCGATCTGGGGGGCCGACGCGACGTCGCCCGCGAAATCAGTGGCGAGCTCACCACCAGCCGCCGCGCCGAAGGCGGCCCCCGAACCAGTGGCCGCGCGACCGCCCATGCCGCCGACCCAGCAAGCCTTCATCCAGGCGGTGGAACAGTATCGACAGCAATTTCATGCGGCGGAGGGCGACCTGCGCAAATCGGTCACACGCACCGATCGTGGGAAGTCTCTTTCGAGCGCGCTCGCCGCCACGAATGGTCAAATCAAAGGATGGGTCGGCACCATCGGCACACTGAAGACCACTGAAGATGGTCGCGCGTACATCAGCATCAGCGTCGCGAAGGACGTCACCCTCATGACCTTCAACAACGGCTTCAGCGATACCGTCCACAAAACGTTGGTTGTCCAGACCTCGCCGCTCTTCGGTCAAATGATGGATCTGAAGGTGGGCGACGTGGTCGTGTTCGACGCCTCGCTCTGGCGCGATCCGAAAGACGGCTGGAAAGAGCTGAGCATGACGGAGCGCGGGGCGATGACCGATCCGAGCTTTCTGATGTCGCTGCAATCAATCCGACGAGCGCCCTGATCACACCCTGCCGCCGCGCCAGCGCACGCGGCCGAGGATCTGCAACTCGCCCAGCTCTTCGCGCGACAGACGCTGTGGCTCGTAGCGCGCGGCGTTGTCGCTGATCAGGTTGGCGCCGCCATCCGGCCGCAGCTGCAGGCGCTTCACCACCAAGCCGTCGCCAAAGCGCATGAAGTAGATGCCCTCGGATCTCGGGTGCGTGACGCGCGTGTCGATCAGCAGCAGATCGCCGTCGCTGATCGTCGGCTCCATGCTGTCGCCGTCCGCCTGTGCGCACATCAGCTTGTCGGGATCGAGCCGCGTCGCCCTGATCCAGTCCATCCGATAGGCGACGCGCTCGATGATGTTCTCGCTTTCGACCAGCGCGCCGGCACCGGCCGACGCGCGGATGTCATATCGTGGCACGAGCGCATAATCGCCGGCGATCAGCTGGCCGCTGTCGGCGACGGCCATACCCTGAGTGATCTTCCGATCTGGCAACGCCGGTCGCGCGACATCGTCACCGCCAAGGGTCAGCCAATCGAGCGATCTACCGGTCGCCACAGCGATCTTGACGAAAGTGTCGAGGTTACCGCCGCCCCCGTGAAGGATGCGGCTTAGCGTCGATTCCGTCACGCCGGCCAGCCTCGCAAGCCCTTTCTGCCCGCCGTGCGCCGCAGCCAGCTCCACCAGACGCTCTCGCATTGCGGGCTCGTACGCGACCGGAAGATCAGAAATCATCTGATCCTCGATCGCGAATTCGCGTTTGACAAGTTCGCAAATACGAAGGCATTATTCGCCGAATAGAACTTCGCGATTGCGAACACTTGATCGGCGGGCGTCCAAGATGAGCAAGCGGGTCTCCAGGCAAGGTAAGGATTGGTCGCCGGCCTACGTGGTGTACCGACTGCACGACGCAGGACTGACGCTGAGCGCGCTGGCTGAACGCCACCACTATCATGTGTCGGCGATCGGCAAAGCCCTGCGGCAGCCATGGCCGGCCGTCGAAGGCATCGTCGCCGCCGCGCTTGAAATCGAACCCCGCGAGATCTGGCCGTCTCGTTACGATTCCAGCGGTGAGCCCAGACAGGGCCGTCGCCAATCTAATCGCCGGCATCGTGTGATCAACACGATTTTGGAGCGTGCCGCCTGATGGCCGGCACAACCTCCGCCCGCGTCTCCTCGCGCGCATCGCGTACCCCCCCACTCCCCGGCCGGTCGCATCATGTCGTCCCCAACGACGCGACCGGCGCAGGCGATCGCGGCTCCCCCGCGATCGCCTGCACTTCTTCCTGTACGAGCGACGCGTCGCCGACGTGCCTGAGGGACTTTTACACAGCCGCCCAACTCGCGACGCTGTCTCTTCCCGGTCTGCCACGCCATCGCCACAAGATCGCCGAACTGGCGACGCGGCAGGCCTGGCCGCATCGCGAACGCGAGGGGCGCGGCGGCGGCCGCGAGTTTCCCGTCGCCGCCTTGCCGCCGGCCGCGCGCGGCGAGCTGGTACGCCGGCATCTGGCGGCGACGCAGGCGGCGGCACCGACCGGCGCCGGCACGGTCGACGTCGCCGCCGGTCTCGACGATGGCGCCACGCAGCGCCTCGCCGCCAAGCTCGAGCTGCTGAAGCGATACGATGCGTTTCGCGGCGATCGCCCGCACCGCGCGGCGCTTCAACCCTTCGCCGATCTCTACAACGCGCGCGCGATCGAGGCGCCGTCCTGGCTCTACGACGTGATCGCCAGGACGTCGGCGCGCACCATCCGCCGCGCGATCGAGGCGCGCGATGCCGGACGCCACGCGGATCTCGGCGGCAGGTTCGCCGGCCGCGCCTCGGCCTTCGACAGCGACGCGATGCTGGGCGAACTGGTGGCGGCGCTGCTCACCGCGCGCCCGCATCTCGACAGCGGCCATCTGCGCGACCTGCTGCGCGCGCAATACCAGGCGGGCGAGATCCCGACCTTGCCCGGCCTGCGTTCGATCCAGCGCCACGTCGCACGCTGGCGCGCGCGACAGCGCGCCGCGCTGCTGTCGATCGCCAACCCCGACAAGTTCCGCTCGGTCGGCAAGCCGGCGCTCGGCCGTGCCGACCAGGGCATCGAGCGCATCAACCAGCTGTGGGAGATCGACGCCTCGCCCAGCGACGTGCTGTGCGCCGATGGCCGCCACTCGATCTACGTCGTCATCGACGTGCGCACGCGGCGCATGCTCGCGCTGGTCACCAAGACGCCGCGCACCGTGGCGGCGCTGCTGCTGCTGCATCGCGCGATCCTGTTGTGGGGTGTCGCCGAGGCGCTCAAGACCGACAACGGCTCGGACTTCGTCTCGAAGCACATGCTCGACGTGCTCAAGCGGCTGGGCATCCGCCATCACGAGCTGCCGCCTTACAGCCCGGAGAAGAAGCCCTTCGTCGAGCGCGGCATCGGCACCATCCAGCGCGGTTTCATGGAGCTGATGCCGGGCTATATCGGCCACGACGTCGCCGACCGCCAGGCGCTGCGCGCGCGCAAGTCCTTCGCCGCCAGGCTGGGCGAGGACGACGCCGACGCCTTCTGTGTCGAGCTGCCCGCCGCCGAGCTGCAGGCGCGGCTCGATCTGTGGCTGGCCAACGTCTACGCCACACGCGATCACGGCACGTTAGGCATGGCGCCGGCGACGCGCGCCGAGATCGATGCCGCCGTGCACGCGCCCAAGCGGATCGCCGACGAGGCCGCGCTGTCGTGGCTGATGATGGTGCCGGCGAGCGGCGACGGCACGCGCGTCGTGGCCAAGAAGGGCATCAGCGTCGGCGGCCGCGAATACTGGTGCGACGCCTTCATCGTCGGCGAGACGGTGCATGTGCGCCTCGACCCGCACGATCTCGGCACCTTGTGGTGCTACACCGGCGATCCCTGGCGCTTCCTCGGCCGCGCAACCAATCCCGAGCTGGCCGGCCTGTCGCGCGCCACTGTCGCGGCGCAGGCCAAGGCGGCGCAGGCCGAGGCGATCAGCGCGATGCGCGCCGATCTGCGGCGCGTGCGCCGCAAGATCGACACCGACGCCGTCATCGACACCATGCTGCACGCGCGCGACAGCGAGGCCGGCCGCGTCGTGGCGCTACCGCGCGCCGCGCAAACCCACACCACCGACGACCTCGCCGCCGCCGCGATCGCGCGCGCCACCGGGCTGGGCACCGAACGTCCGGTGGTCGAGCCGACGCCGCAGCGCCGCGCCGAGCACGACGCCTTCATCGTCGACTTTGAACGTGCGCGCGCCCAGCGCGATCAGTCGCGCGACGAGGCGCCGCTCGATCGCTTCGGCCGCTGGCTGGCGGTCGACCTGGTCATCAGGGCCGGCCGCACCGTCACCGAGGACGAGCGGCACTGGCACGGCAGTTATCAGCGCGACCCGGAATGGTCGGCGATGCGCCTGCTTCACAGCGAGATCGAACCGGCTTCGAAGGCCGGCGAAGAGGGCCTCTAGCCCCATCAACGACGAAGGCCGGCCCGCGCTGTCACGCGGAACCGGCCCATCACAAGAAGCACAAAGGAGCAACAAGATGCGGTCTGTCATCGCCCCCGTCAAGAATTTGCAGCAGTTCATGTCGATGGTCGCGGCCGTCGAGCAGCGCTCGACCGACGCGCCCGGCATCGCCGTGGCCTATGGGCCTCCGGGCTTCGGCAAAAGCACCTCGGCCACGCACATCACCGCCCGGAAGGGCGCCGCCCTGGTGCGCGCGCTGGCGGCGTGGACGCTCAGCGACCTCTTGCATGCGCTCGCGCGCGAGGTCGGCGTCGATCCCGCGCCGCGCAACACCACCACCGTCAACCGCCTGGTCGAGCGCCTGGTCACCCTGCGCAAGGTGGTGATCATCGACGAGGCCGACTACGTCGTCGCCCGCGCCGGCCTGATCAACACCGTGCGCGACCTCCAGGATCTCAGCGGCGCGCCGTTCGTGCTGCTGGGCATGGAGAACTTCGCCCGCAAGATCACCCAGCACGAGCTGGTCGCCGGCCGCGTCTACTCCTGGGTGAAGTTCGCGCCCGCCGATCTCGACGACGTGCGCCAGATCCACCGGGCGTGCTGCGAAGTGGCGATCGACGAGCCGCTGATGAAGCGCATCGCCAAGGAGGCGAACGGCTCGGCGCGGCGCGCGCACGCGGCCATGGCCTATATCGAGCGCTTCTGCGCGCAGAAGGGACTGAAGACCGCCACCGCCGAGGCGCTGGCCGATCGCACGCTGGTCTTCATGGACGAGCAGCGGCCGGGCAACGCGAGGGCCGCGGCGTGAGCGGCCCCTTCGCCGGCCCGGCCACCGCCCCGGGCACGACCTTGGGCGTGCGCCGGCGCGCCTGGACGGTGATGCGCGCCCTGCAGGCGCAGGGCCGCCGCTTCACCGCCGCCGCCATCGCCGAGGAGATCCGCGCGCCGTTGCCGCGGGTGGCCTCGCTGATGCGCGCCGGCCTGCTGTCGGGTGTCGTCGTGGCTCGTCCCGAAGAGACGGGCGACGCCCACGGCCTGGCGCCGTCGATCGACGGCGGCTTCGCCGTCATGCCGCTCAGCCTGCACGACGACGCGCCGGCCTCGCCACCGCGCGCCGATCTGTCGCCGCGCGGCCGCGGCCATGGACGCTCGACCGAGGCCGAACGCCTGTGGAACGCGATGCGCGACATGCCGGGCCATTTCGCGGCGCGCGATGTCGCCGACGCGGCCGACGTCGCCATCGCGCGCGCCGAGGATCTGGCGCGCCTGCTCGTCACCATCGGCTTCGCCGAGATCGTGTGCGAGCGCGACGGTCGCCGCGGCGGCGTCTACCGTCTGCTGGAACGCGGCGGCGCGCGGCCGCCGTCGCGCCAGCCCGACGGCACGATCCGCGAGCCCAACGACGGCCGCCGCTGGGACGCCCAGGGCGGCGCGCTGGCGCCGGGCGAGGCCGATCCGCCGCCGGCGCCGGAGAAGGCCTGGCTCGCCATCCGCGCCATCGGCGGCACCTTCACGGTGCGCGACATCGCGCTGCTCGCCGAGGCCAATCCGCGATCGGTCGCGGCGCTGGTCGAGCTGCTGGTCCGCATCGGCTACGTGCTGCGCGTCGAGAAGGGCGGCGGGCCGCGCCAGGCGCGTTATCGCCTGGTCGTGCGCAGCGGCCCCCGGGCGCCTCGGGCGATCTCCGGTGGCGCGCTGATCGATCCCAACGACGGCCGCCGCTGGGACGCCGAAGGCGCCGAGTTGCCGCCGGCGAAGCGCGGGAGGCGGTCATGACCGACGCCAACATGCGCCTCGCCACCGGGGCATGGGGCGCCGAGCCGCCGGACTGGATCGTCCTCCTCGCGATCGAAGCCGATCGCACGACGCAGACCGCCGCGGCTGGCCGCATCGGCTACGCGCACTCCGTCGTGCACCAGGTTCTTCGCCGCAACTACAAGGGCCGCTACGACAAGGTCGAGGCCGCCGTGCGCGGCGCGCTGCTCGGCGCGCTGGTGCACTGCCCCGGCTACGGCTGCGAGATCGACCGCGCCTTCTGCCTCGCCGAGCAGCGCCGGCCCTTCGCCGCGACCAGCCCGACGCGCGTGCGCGTGTGGCGCGCCTGCCGCGACGGCTGCCCGAACTACCGCCCGCCGTCGAAGAAGGGAGACGTCGATGCTGAGTGAGCATCTCGCCCATCTCGCGCGCGTCGTGCGGCAGAACCCGCCCACGCCACAGAGCGCCGAGACGCTCGCGCGCCTGTTCGAGACCCTGTCGAAGGACGCGCTGGCGCTCGAAGCCAGGGCGACATTCGCGCCCGCCGCCAACGACCCCGAGCCGCCGCGCGCGGCCTGATCAGCAAGGAGGAAGATCGATGCCATTGGACAGCAAGCCAGCGCCGACGCTCGTCGATATCGAGCAGGCGACCACGGTCTACGCCGCCAAGCGCCGCGCGCTCGAAGACGCCACGCGCGCGGCCGAGGCCGCCATGGCGGCGGTGTGGGAGAAGCACGCGCCGGCGCTGCGCCGCATGGTCGCCGGCCTGGCCACGTCGCACGACGATCTGATGACCTTGCTGGCCGCGTCGCCGGCGCTGTTCACGCGGCCACGCAGCCTGACCGTGGACGGCGTCAAGGTCGGCTTCGCCAAGGGCAAGGGCGCGGTCGAGTTCGACGACGAGGCGCTGGTCATCAAGCTGATCCGCCGCAAGCTCTCCGAGGACCAGGCGGATCTGCTGATCGCCACCAAGGAGACGGTGAACAAGGACGCGCTCAAGGCGCTGCCGGCGATCGACCTGGCGCGCGTCGGCGGGCGCATCGTCGGCACCGACGACGCGCCCTTCATCAAGCCCGTCACGCCGGCGACCAGCAAGCTGCTGAAGTCGCTCCTCGAGGAGGCGACGGAATGAGCGCGCTCCCCGATGTCCCGCGCGGCACGACGGCGGTGATCACCGTGCAGCTCATCGAGCCGCGCACCGGCGCCATGGTCGTGACGCGCATGTCGAGCGGCACGATCACCAAGCCCGACGGCGCCAACGGCGAGGCCGTCGCGGCGCAGGTCGGGCAGCTCGCCGTCGAGGTGACGCGCGACGCGCTGCTCGGCTCGCCCGCGACCGGCCTCTACCGCCCGAGCCTGTCGCGCTGATGGCCGTCAAGCCGAAGCTCACGCGACGCGTCAGCGTCACCGACGCCTTCGGCGACGTGCCGGCCGGCACGCGCGTGCACGTGCTGGCGCTGGTGCCGGGCTGCCAGGCGCACGAGAGCGGGGGCTACGAGCTGGTCATCCGCTCGCGCGACATCGCCGGCGCGCGCCGAGAGGTCGCCGACCTGCTGCGGCGCTTCCTCGACGAGTTCTTCCCGACGGCGTGACGCCGCCCTCTCACCCATGGAGCAATCAGTGATCGATGTCGCCAATCCCCTCTTCTGCGAGAACACGCCATACGCCGCCGTCCGCTTCCGGACCATCCACGCGCTGCACGAGCTGCAGCGCGAGAAGACGATGCGCGGCGTCCTCTATCCGGCGGAGGTCGCGTCCGGCCGGCTGAAGCGCGACGCGATGATCGCGCGCAACGACGCGCTCGACGACGCGATCTCGCTGCTGAAGGCGCTCACCACGCGCACCGACGTCCTGAAGGCCGTCACGGTCCTGCTCGGCGATCGGGTGCCGTCATGAAGGCCGAACGCCACCGCTGCCCCATCGTGGGCTGCGCCCACTCGATCGACGCCGGCCACCTGATGTGCCGCATCCACTGGCGCCACGTGTCGGACAAGACGCGGCGCGCCGTCACCGTCACCTGGCGCGGGTTCCTCAAGGCGACCCGTGCGCCTCGCGGCGAGGATGGCATCGACCAGGCGGCGCGGCGCCTGGACGTGACGGGTGCGCGAGAGGCCTACGAAGCGGCGCGCAAGGTCGCGCTCGCCGAGGCCGCGCGCGATCCCGGCGCCGAGCTGGCCGGCCGCATGTCGACCGACGTCGTGGTCGACGACTTCCACACGACGTCGGTGATGGAGCCACGCCATGACTAGCGCCGTCGCCGAGCGCCCGAAGGAACAGGCGCAGCAACCCCTGTCGTTGCACGTCATGGGCGGCTTGCTGGCGCTCGATGTCGCGCTGCGCCCGCTGCTGGACCAGCGCCGCCGCGATCCGCAAACCGAAGCCGTGCGCGAAGCCGTCCGTGATCTGCGCGCCGTGATCGGCCGCTACATCCTGGTCGACAAGCTGCTGGGGCGGCACATCTTCGACGCCGATCCGGCCGAGGTCCTGCGCACGCTGCTGATCGCCGCGCGACAGGCGAACGTCGGCTGGGACGTGATCGCCGCGGCCGTCACCAACCTCCAGGACGAAGGTCACCCATGAACGCGATCGCCAAGATCCCGGCGCCGGCGCGGCGCGCCATGCTGGCGAAGATCCACATCGCCAAGAAGGCGATCGGTCTCACGGACGAGAGCTATCGCGACCTGGTGCGTGTCGTCACCGGCAAGGAGAGCGCGCGCGACCTCGACGACGCCGAGGCCGGTCGGCTGATGGAGCGGTTCTACCAGCTCGGCTTCAAGGAGAGCGGGCCGAAGGTCAAGGTCGCCGGCTCGCCGCTGGTCGGCAAGGCCAAGGCGCTGTGGTCCTCGCTGTACTGGCTGGGCGCCGTCGGCTTGCTCGACGACGCCAGCGGCCCGGACTGGCGCGCGCTCGATCGCTTCGCGCGCCGGACAACGAAGAAGGACGCGCTCGCCTTCTGCACGCCGGCCGAGACCGTGAAGGTGATCGAGGGCCTGCGCGCGATGTGCGCGCGCGAGGGCTTCGCGCTCGATGAAAAGGCCGATGGCGTGGCGGCGCGCTGCGCCCTGGTGCGCGCCATGTGGGGCAAGCTGGCGATGTACGGCAACCGGCCCGCCGGCCCGACCTCGCGCATCGGCTACATCGCCGCCCGCGCCCGCATCTTCCGCTTCCAGCACGACCCGGAGCAGGCGAGCGCCGCCCAGCTCGATCAGCTCATCCGCCACATCGGCAAGATGCTGCGCCACCAGCTGCATCGAGAGTCCATCGAACCGCTTTCGACAGGAGGAGAAGCATGACGCATCCCAACCTCACCGAGATGCGCGGCCCGCCGGTCGAGTTCGATCTCAACGGCCAGCGCTGGCGCCTGTGCTACTTCGCGCAGACGGACAATCCCGATGGCGCCGTCGTGCTCGCCTGCACGATGGTGCCCGTGGTCGACGGCCGCCCCGTGATGCCGGGGCCGCGTGGCATGAGCGACGAGCTGACGACCATGGCGACGGTGGTCGCCGACATCGTCGCCAGCTTCTCGTGCTGCGACAAGCACGCCGAGGAGCGCGCGCACGAGGTCGCCCAGGGCATCGTCCAGAGCGTGCGCGAGCGCCGCGCCTTCAACGCCGCGCGCCCCGCCGGCAAGCCGAACTGAGGCGCGCGATGACGACCGCGATCACCATCGCCGACCTGAAGACCTGCCGCATGCGGACGATGATGCGTCTGCGCGGCAGCGGGTACTCCACGTACATCTGGCAGTGCGTCGAACATCCGCGCCTGTCGAAGCTCGTCACGTACCGCAAGAAGGATCGCAGCAGCGTGGTTGTATGGGCGGTCGACGACGAAAAGGTCGACGATCTCGCCGCCGCGATCAGGGCGCTCAACGCGACGCCAGCCGAGGCCGCGCCATGAAGCCGGCGCTGATCTTCGCTCATACCGGCGAATGGTTCCGCGTCACGGGCGCGCCGGCGGGGCAGGTGTTCGGTCTGATCGCCAGCGCCGAGGAGTGGCGCGCCGCGCGCCCGACCTGGTCGCTCGACCTGCGCGTCGGCGTCGAGCGCGATCGTGAGGGCAAGGTGACGGTCGTCGTGGTCGCCGCCGTGCTGCGCGCGCCGGACGACTTCGGATGGGTGGAAGCGCGCTGCGAGACGGTGCGCCCCGACCAGCTGCGCTTCGCCTACGAAGCCGCCGGCGTCCGCGCCTGCCCGCCGCTGTCGACGCGGCCGCCGGCGCGACGGAGCGCGTGATGGCGAACCGCCGTACCAGCATCTTCAAGCTCGGCCGTGTTGAGATCGTCCTGCCGATTGTCGCCCTGATCGACCATCTCGGCGACAGCGACTTGGCGGCGCGCGACGCGCAGCTTCGCAAGGAGGGCTACGCACCCTCGAAGACGGTGCGCGTTCGCATCCGGGCGGACGAAACCATGTCGACGTCCATCACATACCGCCGCCGCAACAGCGACGGCACCACGAACATCGAGAAGCACTCGATCCTCATAGGTCCGAAGGCATGACCGCCGCCGTCGATCGTCGCCTCACCCTGCTGCCGCCGACCATGCGGCCGCTGGGCGAGCGTGTCGGCGTCGACGCGACGGTCGCCTTCATGGAGGCCTTCGGCGGCCTGCGCTTCTATGTCCCGAAGCGGCCGCTGGCCAAGTCCAAGGTATGGAAGCACGACCGCGACACGGCGCGCGCGCTGTCGGAGATCTACGGCGGGCAGATCGTCGTCGTGCCGCTGGGCACCGAGCTGGAGCGCGCCGAGGCCCGCGCCAGGCGCGATCGCGCGATCCGCGAAGACCCGCGCAGCGACAGCGTCGTCGCCAACGAATGGCGCCTGTCGCGCCGCACGGTCGAGAAGATCCGCGCCGGCGTCCGCCGCGCCGACGACCGCCAGGCCGAACTGTTCGGCTGACACGCGAGGCTTGACGGAACGCCCCGCCGTCGTGAGACGATGCGGCGCGCGCGTTCCCCATTCCACGTTCCACGTGAAGCGTTTTGAGGACGGCCCGGGCCGTCCTGAATGCGCGCCGCCCCCGCCTCTAGCTTGACGATCGTCCAGCCAATGCGCGCACGCGCGGGGGATCGTCATGCGCCACGTCATCATGCCCATCGGGATGGCCATCGCCTTCGTCGCCTTGATGGCCGTGGCGGCGATCACGCGGCCGGCCAACGCCCACGACTTCTACACCGACTGGAAGCAGCCCGGCACCAACGCGAGCTGCTGCGACAACCGCGATTGCCGCCCGACCCAGGCGTATCGCGACGACGACGGTGTGTGGCGGGCGCGGCTCGACGGCGCCTGGGTGCGCGTGCCCGCCGATCGCGTGCTCGGCATCACCGCGCCTGACGGCAACAGCCACATCTGCGCCAACGAGGCCGGGATGATCCTGTGCTTCGTCGGCGGCGTCCCCAAGATCTGAAGGAGGCCACCATGCCGTTCGATGGAACGCCCGCCGTCTTCCTGACCGAGCCGCAGCTCGGCGCCATCAACCCCGGCGCGCGGCCGCAGGATGTCGCGGCGTGGATCGCGCCGCTGCGCGACGCCATGCGCGCCTGCGCCATCGACACATCGATCGAGCGCATGGCGGGCTTCCTCGCCAGTGTGGCCAACGAGACCGCCTACCTGAGGGCGATGGCCGAGATCGGCTGGTTCCGCACGCCGTGGGAGCGCGCCCGGGGCATGTTCGGCCACGCCTGTCCGTCGCGCGAGGTCTACGAGGCGAAGAAGAAGGAGCTGGGCGAGCAGGCGTGGAACGAGTGGTTCTTCAATCAGGTCTATGATGACCGTCTCCGTGGGCCGCGCTGGGCGATCGGCGGCAACGTGCACGACGGCGACGGCTGGAAGTACCGCGCGCGCGGCCCCGGCATCACGGGGCGCGGCAACTATCGCGATCTCGGCCGCAAGCTCGGCATCGACCTGGAGAACAATCCCGACCTCCTGCTCGATCCGGCGATCGCCGCGCCGGCCTTCGCGCGCTACTGGCGCGACATCGGCAACAACGAGCGCATGGACGCCGGCGACTTCCGCGGCGCCATGCTGGCGATGAACGCAGGCCTGAAGCCCGAGGAGCTGAAGAAGCACGACGCGCATCACGCGCGCACGCTCGCGGTGCTGCGGGCCGCGCCCAAGCCGGCGCCGGCGACGGCGACCCAGGCCGCCGCGCAGGTCATCACCAGCAAGACGGGCGCGGCCGCCATCCTGTCCGGCGTCGCCACCACCATCACGCTCGCCGAGGCCACGTCGAAGCTCGGCGAGGCGCAAGCGGCGGCGACGGCGGCCAAGGGCCTGCTCGCCACGCTCGGCCTGCCCAGCCCCTACACCGAGATCGGGCTCGGCGTGGTGGCGGTCGCCCTCATCGGCTTCGTCGCCGTGCGCTACGGCCTGAAGCTGCTGCGCGGCCAGGCGGTGAGCACGTGATCGCCTTCCTCGGCTCGCGGCTGGGCCAGTACCTGATGATCGGCGGCGCGGTGGCGCTGGCGATCGGCGGCGCTCTGCTGTGGGCCTACGGCCAGGGCGAGGCCGCGGCGATCGCCGGCGCCACCACCGTCGCCCTCGAGCGTGCCGCCGCCGCCGCCCGCGCACGCGCCAAGGTGAAGCCCAACGACCAGGGAGCGATGACCCATGATCCGTTCAACCGTGATTGGCCTCGTTAGCGTGGCTCTGCTGGCGGCGTGCGGCAAGACGGCGACCGACACCGCTTGCGTGGCCTTCGTGCCGATCTTCTACAGCCCGACGACGGACAGTCCCGAGACGGTGACGCAGGCACGCCAGCACAACGCCGCCTGGGTGGCGCTGTGCGAACGGTCGAACAAGTAGGAGCGTACGCGTGGGATTGCCCGAAGCCATCAAGATCGCCGAGCTGGTCGCCACCATCGTCGCCGCCCTCGTCATCGTCTTCGGCGGCTACGCCATGTGGCGGCTGTCGCGCGTGTTCGCGACCAAGCTGGCCCTCGAAGAGATGGGCAAGCGCATCGACGGGGTCGAGAGGGACGTCGACACCGTTCGCGCCACGGCGGGCGACGCGCGGCACCATGTCGAGCTGCTGGAGGAGCGCCTGAAGGCGGTGCCGGACGGCGACGACATCGCCGAGCTGCGCAACACGCTCTACGACGTGACGCAGGGCCTGACGGCGGCGAACACCCGGCTCGTCGGCGTCGACGCCCAGTTCGATCGCCTTGAGCGGTGGATCGAAGCCACGTCGAAGGGCGTGGAGTGGATCAAGAACCACATGATCGAGGCCGGTAAATGAGCGCGAAGGACTTCGCTCGGGTGCTTCGCGAGCACGTGCGGCTGACGATGCTGCGCGCCATGGCGGAGGTGCCGGCGCAGGGCAGCAACGAGAGCACGCTGACGCAGTTCGTGAACCTGCTCCATCCCGGCACGACGCGCGACCAGATCCGCAGCGAGATGACCTGGCTGGGCGAGCAGGGGCTGCTGAGGGTCGAGGAGGTCGGCGAGCTGATGGTGGCGACCATCACCAAGCGCGGCGTCGACGTGGCGAAGGGTCATAGCCGCATCCCCGGCGTGGCGAAACCCAGCGCCGAGGATTGAGATGGGCCGGCGCTCGAACGTCTCCAAGCTGCCGGAGGCTATCCGCGAGGTCGCCGAGCGCCTGCTGCGCGAGGGCCGCACGGTCGACGAGATCACCGACGCGCTCACGGGCCTGGGCGCCGAGGTGAGCCGCTCGGGTGTCGGCCGCTGGAAGGTCGGCGCCGAGAAGGCGCTGAAGCACTTCCACAACATCCAGGCGCTGGGCGCGACCTGGGCGAAGGCGCTGAAGGACGATCCCGAGGGCAAGGTCGGCCGGCTGCTGATCGAGATCGGCAAGACACAGGTGCTCGACAACATGCTCCAGGGCGCGGACGGCGAGGAACGCCAGCCGATGGAGACCAAGGATCTCTTCTTCCTGTCGATGGCGGCCAAGAACTTCGAGAGCGCCGGCAAGATCAACGCCGACCGCGAGCTGAAGATCCGCGCCGAGGTGGCGCGCGAGGTCAAGGAGAAGGCCGGCAGCGCCGTCGAGCAGCTCGGCAAATCGCAGGGCCTGTCGAAGGATGTCGTCGCGCAGCTGCGCGCGGCCGTGATCGGCGTGGCGAGCTGATATGGCGGCGATCGCGCGCAACGCCGCCGTCGCGAAGGTCCGGAAGCCTCGCGTCACCGACCCGGCGTCTTCCAGCGTCCGCGACGCGATCGTCGCCGTGCCGCCGCCGTTCCCCGTCATCGCCATCACCGCGCCGCTGCCCGACGCGACGCCGATGCCGGCCAACGACGACGGCCTGCCGATCCTGCTGGCCTATCAGGGCCGCTGGGTCGCCGACCAGGCCGACGTCAAGATCGCCGAGAAAAGCCGGCGCATCGGCCTGACGTGGGGCGAGGCGTTCGACGACGTGATGATCGCCGCGGCCTCGCGCGAGGCCGGCGGCAGCAACGTCTTCTACATCGGCTACAACCTCGAAATGGCGCGCGAGTTCATCGCCGCCTGCGCGATGTGGGCCAAGCACCTCAACGGCGCGCTGCACGAGGCGGCCTGCGGCGAGTACGTCTTCCAGAAAGCCGACCCGGCCAAGGATCAGCCGGAGATCCGCGCCTTCCGCATCACCTTCGCCAGCGGCTTCAGCATCATCGCCCTGCCGTCGCGTCCGCGCAGCCTGCGCGGCATGCAGGGCGTGGTGGTGATCGACGAGGCGGCGTTCCACGACGCGCTGGGCGAGATGATCAAGGCGGCCATGGCGCTGCTGATGTGGGGCGGCCGGGTCCGCATCATCAGCACGCACGACGGCACCGCCAATCACTTCAACGAGCTGGTGATCGCGGCGCGGCAGAAGTCGAAGCCGTACAGCCTGCACACGATCACGCTCGACGACGCGCTGAAGGATGGGCTCTACCGCCGCATCTGCACGACGCAGGGCAAGGCCTGGTCGCAAGCCGCCGAGACCACCTGGCGCGACGATCTGATCGCGCGCTACTCGCCGAACCATGGCGAGGAGCTGTTCTGCATCCCGGCCGAGGGCAGCGGCACCTATCTGCCGATGTCGATCCTGGAAGCCGCGCGCGACAAGTCGGCCGAGGTCATCCGCTGGGCGCAGACGACGGACTTCACCACGCAGCTCGACACCATCCGCGACGCCGCCGCGCGGCTGTGGTTCACGCTGCATGTCATCAGGGTCCTGGTGGCGATCCCGCGCGAGGAGACGGCGGCGATCGGCGTCGACTTCGCGCGCTCGAAGGACGCCACCAGCATCTGGCTGAACACGCGCGCGCGCGACGGCAAGCGCCGCACGCCGCTGGTGGTCGAGCTGCACAACGTGCCCTTCATCGAGCAGGCCACGATCCTCGGCCTGATCGTCGACAACGTGCGCCTGCGCGCGATGAAGCTCGACGCGACCGGCAACGGCGCCTTCCTCGCCGAGCGCATGCAGCAGAAATGCGGCAGCGAGATCGTCGAGGCGGTGAAGCTGAGCCGCGACTGGTACATCACGCACTTCCCCAAGCTGAAGGCGGCGCTCGAGGACAAGGACTTCCCGGTCCCCGACGACGACGAGATCGTCGCGGATTTCCGCCTGGTCAAGATGGTCGACGGCGTCCCGCGCGTGCCAGAGAACGTGCGCAACCAGGGCGCCACCGGCCAGCGTCATGGCGACGCCGCCGTCGCCGCCGTGCTGGCCTGCGCCGCCGGCGAGGCCGCGCCGTGGATGGCGGCCTACGAGACCGTGCCCGGCGCGCGGCGCGACAAGTTCAGCGAAGGACGCGTGACCGTCGTCGGCACCACGCTGCGCATGCGCGCCGACGACCCCGATCCCGACGCGGCATCCTTCGGGCGCGGCGGCGGCACCTGGTGAGGCGAGCATGTTGAAGCGATTGGGCGCGGCACTATCGGCTTTGCGTGGATCGACGCCGGATGGCGAGCGCGTCGAGCCCACGCTCGATCCGTCGCGCGGCGCGGCGATCAAGGACGCGCCGATCGACAAGGCGGCGCTGGCCCACGAAACCGACCTGCCGACCTTGTCGAGCGTGCGCCAGGTCTATGGCGGCCATCCCTCGCGCAACCTGACGCCGCAACGCCTCGCCGGCATCCTGTCCTCGGCCGAGCAGTTCGAGACGAACGACTATCTCGAACTCGCCGAGGACATGGAGGAGAAGGATCTGCACTACCTGGCCGTGCTCGGCATGCGCAAGCGGCAGGTGGCGCAGCTTCCCATCACCATCGAAGCCGTTTCGACCGACGCGATCGACGTCAAGATCGCCGACTTCATCCGCGCCTGGCTCGACGAGGGCGTGCTGCAGCTCGCTCTGTTCGACGTGCTCGACGCGATCGGCAAGGGCTACTCCGTCAGCGAGCTGGTGTGGGACACAGGAAAGGAATGGAAGCCGCGCCGCGTCGTCTGGCGCGACCCGCGCTGGTACCAGTTTGATCGCGTCGACGGCGAGACGCTCTATCGCCGGCTCGATGGCGGGCAGACCGAGCCGCTGCAGCCCTACAAGTACCTGGTGCATCGCTTCAAGGCGAAGAGCGGCCTGACGATCCGGGGCGGCTTCGCGCGTCACGCCGCCTGGGCGTGGATGTTCAAGAACTACACGCTGAAGGACTGGCAGATCTTCCTCGACATCTACGGCCTGCCCTTCCGCATCGGCAAATACCCCAACAACGCCACGGCGGAGGAGAAGACGACCTTGCTGCGCGCCGTGTCGGGGCTGGGCCACGACGCCGCGGCGATCGTGCCCTCGACCATGACGGTCGACCTGGTCAACGGGCCGGCCGGCGCCAACGGCTCGCTCTTTGGCGACAACGCGGCCTTCTGGGATCAGCAGGTGTCGAAGGCGATCCTCGGCCAGACGACGACGACAGACGCGATCTCCGGCGGCCACGCCGTGTCGAAGGAGCACAACCTGGTGCGCGGCGACATCGAGCGCGGCGATGCGCACGAAGTCTCGGCCGCGATCCGCGCGCAGATCATCGCGCCGATGGTCGGCTTCAATTTCGGCTGGGAGGCGAAGGTGCCGACCTTCCGCGTCGGCCGGCCGGAAGACAAGGACGTGAAGCTCGCCGTCGCCACCGCCTTCCAGCTCGCCGATCGTGGCGTGAAGGTGAGCGGCGCCGAGGTGCGCGACCTGGTCGGGCTGCGCGATCCCGACCCGGACGAGGAGCTGCTGCGGATGAAGCGCACGCCGCAAGTGCAGGTGCCGCCCGGCGCGCCAGGAGCGCGGCCGCCGAAGCCCGGCGCCGGCGACGATCCCGATCCCGCCGAGGACGCCGAGACCGAGGAAGCCGCGCTGCGCGCCGACGGCATGGCGCCGGCCGACGTGATCGACGACGCGGTCGCCGAGATCCTCGGCGGCGGCGAGCTGCAGGCGGCGATGGAGGAGATCGTCACGCCCGAGCTGCGCGAGAAGATCGCGGCGTGCACGTCGATCGAGGAAGCGACGGAGGTCCTCGCCGAGCATGCGCGCAAGCTGCAGCCGACCAAGCTCGCCGAGCTGCTGGCGCGCGGCATGTTCGCCTCGCGCGCCGCCGGCGAAGCCGGCGCGCCCTTGACCGGCGCCGGCTAGCGGAGCGCGCGCATGCCAGCCACGGTCAAGCCGGACAATATCAACCTGACGTTCTACGCAGGTTCGCATAGCGGCGGGACGTTCGTCTGGTCGACGCGCGCCACGAGCGCCGAGCCGTGGGTGCCGGTCAACCTCACCGGCTACAGCGCGCGGATGCAGTTCCGCAAGACACCTGGCAGCGCCGTCGTCCTGGATCTGCATACCGGTGCGGGCGGCGGCATCACGCTGGGCGTGGCGACAGGCGAGATCCATTTCGATTTCGATTTCACGCCGTCATCGGGCGATGACGGCGGCTACCTCTTTGACCTGCTGATGACGGCGCAGGACGGCAAGAGCCACCGCATCGTGCAGGGCAGAAGTGTCTTTGAGCCAGGCATCACCGAGCTGGCGTAAGGGAGAGAAGCAATGGCCTACAAGAAATCCGACGCCGCGAAGAATGGCGGCCTTGATGGTGCGTTCACCGCGATCGGTGCCTCGGCCGTCCTGAAGCTGCGATCCGGCCCGCCGCCGGCGAACATCACCGACGCCGACACCGGCGTCGTGCTGGTGACGATGAACTTGCCCGCCACCTATATGGCGGCGGCGGCCGGCGGGGTGAAGTCGAAGACCGGCACGTGGCAGGACGCGGGCGCCGACGCCTCGGGCTACGCCCGGCATTGGCGCATGTACGCCAGCGACGGCGTCACGCGGCACCTTCAGGGCGACATCTTCATGCCCGCCACCGCGTGGGCGGCGACGACGGCATACACGGTGGGCCAGTTCGCGAAGAACGGCGGCAACGTCTACGTCTGCACCATCGCCGGCACCTCCGCTGGCGCCGGCGGCCCTGCCGGCACGGGCACCGGCATCGCCGACAACACGGTGACCTGGAACTACGTCTGTCCCGACGCCGGCGAGCTGCAGCTCGACAGCGCCGTCATCGCCGCCGGCCAGCAGGTGACGGTGAACACCTTCAGCATCACCGCGGGCTAGAGCCGCATGGCCCACGTCAGCGGCGACAGGGTCAAGGAGACCAGCACGACGACGGGCACCGGCACGCTGACGCTGGCCGGTGCGATGCCCAAGTTCCGCCCGTTTTCCGCGGTCGCCGCCAACAACGACACGGCGATCTACGGCGCCGTGCACCAGACCCTCGACGAATGGGAAGTCGGCATCGGCACCTGGCTGACCGGCAACCTGCTGGCGCGCACGACGGTTCTTGCGTCGAGCAACGCCGGGGGCCTGGTCAACTTCTCGGCTGGCACCAAGGAGGTGCTCAACACGCCCAACGCCGGCTTCAATGTTCCACTGATCCAGCTCGCCGCGTCGGCGATCCCCGCCGCGCCGGCGGCCGGCAATCTGAAGGTCTACACCCGCAACCGCGCCGGCCGCATGACGCTGGATGCCATAGGTCCGGCCGGCATCGACACATCATTTCAACCGGCGCTTTTCGGCAACGACGTTACCATGTGGCTGCCCGGCACTGGCACCACGGTCGCGATCAACATGGGCGTGAACTGGACGGCGCGCAACGCCGGCACCGGCGCCGCGCAGGCGCATCCGGCGATCGCCAACACCAACGACCTGACCGCGATGCGCCGCGCGACGTTCGGGACCGGCACGACCGCGACCGGCTCGAGCGGCATCCAGTCCGGCGCGACCGTCGCGATGCGCGGCAACACGAATGGGCGCGGTGGCTTCTTCTTCTTCGCGCGGCTGGGCATCGAGACCTTCGCCTCGGATATCCGGGTGATGGTTGGCCTATCGGCGCTCAACGCGGCGCTCGCCGGCGAGCCGTCGGCGCAGAACAACTCCCTGATCATCGGCAAGGACTCGGGCGATACCAACTGGCAGGTGATGGCGCGCGACGGCAGCGCTGTGACGAAGACCAATGTCGGGCTGGCGATGGCCGCCAACCAGGTGCTCGACTTCACGATGTTCTGCAAGGCCAACGATACGAAGGTCACTGTTCGCGTCGTCGACCCGTTCAGCGGCACCGTCTACGTCAACAACGTCGAGCTGACCGCCAATCTGCCCGTCAACACGACGTTCCTCTACATGCACGCGCAGATCATGTCGGTGACCGGCGCGACGGCGAAGCTGCTCTGCCTCAACCGGCTGTATCTGGAGCGGGACATCTGATGACGTTCGGCGCCGTCGCGTTCGGCGAGCTGCCGTTCTCCAGCGAGCCGGCGGCGTCGGGAGACGCCGGCATCGTCGGTACGGCCTCGATCGTCGAGGGCGACGACACGGTGGCCGCGAGCGCGGCCGTCGCGGTAAGCGCCAGCGCCGCCATCACGGAAGCGCCAGACACCGCGAGCGCCACGGCCAGCGTGGCTGTCGCCGGCAGCGCGTCGATCACTGAAGCCGCCGACACTGTCGCCGCCGCCGGCGCCGTGGCGATCGCCGCGGCCGGCGCGATCGCCGAGGGCGCGGACAGCGTCAGCTCGACAGCGGTGGTGGCCGTCGCCGCCAGCGCGGCGATCATCGAAGCCGCCGACGCGGCGCTGGCGAGCGGCGCCGTCGCGATGAACGCGGCTGGTGCGATCGCCGAGGCACCGGACAGCATCAGCTCGACAGCGGTCGTGGCCGTCGCCGCCAGTGCGGCTATCGCCGAAACCGCCGACAGTGTCGCCGCGACAGGCACCGTCGCGATCGTCGCGGCCGGCGTCATTGTGGAGGCGTCGGACAGCGTCAGCGCCACGGCCACGGTCGGCGGCGGTGCGATCACCGCCACGGCGAACATCACCGAGGCGCCGGACCTTGTCAGTGCCATGGCCGCCGTGTCGATCGTCGGCACCGGTGCGCCGAGCGAGGCGGGCGATACGCTGGCCGCGTTGGCGAGCGTCGCGATCGGCGCGGCGCTGGCGGTCACGGAGGCCTCGGACAGCGTCGCGGCGTCGGCCAGCGCTGCGATCGGCGCGGTCGGCGCGATCGCCGAGGCCGATAACCTGGTCGTCGCCGACGCTTCGGTCGTGGTGACGGCGAGCGCCGACATCGTCGAAGCGGCCGACACGCTGGTCGGTTCGGCCGCCGTGGGATCGGGTTGGCAGGCGCCAGACCTCACCTTCTCCCGGGTGCGGCTCGCGCCGGCACCGACCAGCCGCGTCGCGCTCGTGCCGCCGGTGGAGAACCGGGTGGCGTTGCATGAGGCGCCGCAATCGCGTGTCGCTCTCGTGCCGTCACCGGACAACCGGGTGAAGCTGCGCGCCGCGCCGCAATCGCGCGTCACGCTCAGGATGGCGTCGTGACCCAGCCCATCCCTATTGGCCTGCCGCCAGCTGAAGCGGTCGCGTTCTTCGAACGCAAAGGCCGCTCGCTGACGCAGACCTTCGACTGGCGCGACTTCCATCCGCGCCAGCACGCCGGCAGCTTCACCGTCGCCAAGAGCGCGGGCTTCGACGTGCTGGGCGACATCCACGCGGCGATGCTGGCGGCGATCAAGGAGGGTCGCACCTTCCAGCAGTTCGCCGCCGAGCTGACGCCTGTGCTGCAGAAGAAGGGATGGTGGGGGCTCAAGGAGGTGGTCGACCCGGTGACCGGCGAGGTGCGCTTGGCGCAGCTCGGCTCGTTGAGACGGCTTCGAACGATCTTCGACACCAACATGCGCATGGCCTATCACGCCGGGCGCTGGATGCAGATCTGGCGAAATCGCGTGCTGCTGCCGTTCCTCATGTACAGCGCCATCGACGACGAGCGCGTGCGCCCGCTGCACTGGCATTGGCATGGCACGGTTCTGCCCGTCGAGCATGAGTGGTGGAACACCCACTATCCACCGAACGGCTGGCATTGCCGCTGCACGCCCAAGCCCGTCACCAGGCGCCAGGCAGAGCGCGTTGGCATCACGCAGCGCGCGCCCAGCGCGCCGCCGCGCCGCTGGTTCAATGAGCGCACCGGCGAATACGAGGAGGTGCCGGCGGGCATCGATCCGGGCTTTCAGTACAACGTCGGCAAGCTCGCCATGGAGCTGGGACCGGAGGAGCAGGCGGTCACGCTGCACGTCGAGAAGGCGGTCGGCGCGCCGCTGCCGCTGGGCGCCGCGCGCTTCGCCGGCATGAACGCCGCCGAACACCAGGCGCTCGACCAGGCCTTCGCGATCTGGGCGACGCATGCGCTCGACCCAAAGCATCGCGGCCGGCCGCGCTTCGTCGTCGGCGGCCTGACGGTCGAGCAAGCCGCGGCGATGGGCGCCGCTGGCGCGCCGCTGCTCGATGCCACCGTGTCGCTCTACGCGCGCGACCTGCGCCACCTGTCGCCGCCGACGAAGGTGATCGGCAAAGCGCTCGACGACATTGATCGCCGGCTGATCTCACGCCATTGGCGAGAGCGCTTCGCGATCCTGCGCACGAAACAGGGCTACCGCGCCGATCGGCGGTTCGTCGTGGTGATGCCATCGCCCCCGGGCGAGACCGGCGACCGGGTGCGCGTGGTGGTGGTCGAGGTCAACGCGCGCATGAAGGACCGCGCCGTCATGCCCGGCACCTTCGGCGGCAACCGGATCGTCACCGGCGGATTGGTCGACCGCTCGACCCTGCGCGACGTCAACAACTACGAGCTGGTTTGGGGCAGCCTGTCGTGAGATCAGGCGCTGTGACCCGCCAGCGGCGGCCCGATGCGCACCGTCACGCCAGCGGCGTCCAGGCGATCGTAGATCAGGCCGGTGACCGTCTTGCGGTCCAGCCCTTCGCCCGTGGGAATGGTGCGGTGAAGCTCCTCGATCAACGGGTCGATGATGTCCGCGAAGCGTGGGCCGTCGACGTCGATCTGGCCGTTGTTGGTCAGGGTCCACTTGTAGAGGTAGCTCGACAGCCACGTGGGCGCCGACTTGCGCCCGCGCTTGGGCCACTTGCGGAGGCAGTGCACGTCGTAGGCGATGGCGAAGTGCTCGACGAACTGCTCGCGGGCGAGGTCCATCCGGCGTCCAGATCAGGGGAGAGGCGCCGGGTCGGTGGTTCGGCACGCCACATTCTGCGAGGCACGAAGCCCCGGC